GCAAAGATCACGCTCGGGCAGATCAGCCAGCGCCTGTCGCCGATCGCCCTGAGTGCGGCCGGGCTCGCCCAGCTCGGCATCCAGCCGGCCGGCAAGGAGCGCGCCGCGGTGCTGTATCTCGAGAGCGACGTAGCGCGGATCTGCTCGGTGCTGATTCGGCACCTGACGACCGTGGCGCGCGGCGAGATCAAGGAGGCAGCATGAGCACGATCGAGGACGGCGGGCCGGAGTTTCCTCTCGCGGAGCCCGGCGACTGCGTGAGCGCTTCCGAGGGCATGTCGCTCCGCGACCACTTCGCAACGCACTGCGGCGCGCTTGGCGACGAAGTTTCCATGGCCCTTGCGGCAGAACTCGCCGCGACGCAAGGAGTTGCGAAGCCGACCGACAGCAAAGACTTGATGGGCTGGCATCGGTTCTGGTGCGTGGTCCACGCCGCCCACCGTTACATGATGGCCGACGCCATGCTCGCCGCACGGGCTTCCGGGACGCCGGCATTTGATCCTGTTTTTATGCGGCGTGTTGATGGTATTGGCGATGGCGACTTATGCCTAACAGTTCGCTCACAAAATTGCCTGAAAGGCGCCGGCATCTCCCTTATTGGCGACTTGGTTCAGCGATCCGAGCGAGACATTTTGGTGATGCAAAGCATGGGCCGCAAGTCAGTCCACGAAATCAAAGAGGCGCTCGCTGGGCTCGGATTAACGCTTGGCATGAAATTAGACGGCTGGCCGAAGGGCAGGCGGGTCGGCCAGGGGTAACTATTCGACCAACGGGGCGACGCCGGCCACCCTCTCCCGTCCGATCTACAGGTCGGCCGAGCCCCACCAGAAATAGCGCCCTCCCATGAAAAAACACGGCCTTTCCGAGCTTTTGCGGTGCTACAGGAAGTGGGGCAAAGACGCTCTCACGCCCTATGGCGGATCGCCAATATTGCTAATTTCTGATTATGGAAGAAGGGCGTTTTTGGACCCGCCGTATTGGGCATCACCCGTGCCTTCGGATCACATTCTTCGACTTCTTGTGAGGGTGTTTTCTAAAAAGAATGTCGTGACGTTTGCCGAATGGAACGCTTTGCTCGACAGGGTTCTCGGCCGCATGTACCCCAGCAGGCAAGGCGCAGCAGCGATAAGGCGCAGGCTTTTCCGCTACGAATATGGCGAGATAGTCGCGTGGGGAATTGCGGGCCGTGAAATTTGGCCGATGTCTTCCAGAGACTCAGCTTTTTTCAGCGATAGCCCAGGAGAAAGGCGGCGCGCAGAGCAGGCGAAATCGGCAGCAGAGCAAGCGGAGTCTGAAAGGCGCGCAGCTACGGACAGATGGGGGAAGTGCGATCTTTGCGGGGAGCCGAAAAAAACCAACAAGACACGCGACGCACTCAAGGGCTGGCGTGCTGAAAGAAACGCACAAGGCGGCATCCGGCGCGGACAGCCTTACAGCATTACCTACGGCAATTACCTCTGCGCTGAATGCAATGCCTATGTGCGTCAAGAGTTGAAGATGGTTGAACGCGCGCAGCGCGTGCTTGACAGGCTGAGCGCAGAAACCAGAACGCTAACCAAAGCAACCAAGGAGTATAGAAATGGCTATCAATGAAGTTATCAGCACCACAGGCGACGTCCGCCGCCTTTTGGCTCAAACGATGAGCGAAATCCGAACCGGGGACATCCCGGTTCAGAAGGCCATGGCAATCGCGGCGGTCGCCAAAGAAATTACGGCGTCGATGCAGACCGAAGTGAACATCGCCAAAGCCAAGATCGCACTAGGAGAAAACGGTAAGGCGCTTGGGCAAATCACCAACCTCGGCAGGATGCTGATTCACGACGAGTCGCCCGCGGTCCTTGACGGAAGATGAGCCGAACCTTCCGCCGCTACTACCGCACCGGCCGCAAAACCATGCGCGACGGCAAAGCCCGCGGCTGGAACTGGAGCACGCCGTCGTGGTGGAACAACATTTTTCACGCGCGGCCGAGGCGGCGCAAAACCCGGCACTGCGAATGGCGGACGCTGCATGACCTGGATGCGGCAGACGGCCTGATCTGGCCGCTCGACAGGAAGCCGCGCCTGTACTTCTGGTAACGACACACAGCCCGCTCCAGCAGCGTGCTTCTTCATGGAGAAAGTCATGTTTTTCAAGAACCTTCAGTTCTACCGCCTCTCGCCCGAGTGGCCCATCACCGGCGAAGCCGCCCTCGCCATGCGCCAGAAAACCGGCCTGAATCAGTCGCGGTTCTGGTCAGTCGTCGGCCTCGGCCAGTCCGCCGGCAGCCGCTACGAGTCCGGCCGCAACATCCCGCGCCTGGTGCAGATGCTGCTGCGCATCGCCTACGGCACCAAGGCCCAGGCGGCAAAGCAGATCGAGGCCCTGCACCCGATCGCCACCGTCGATGCCACCGAGGAGGCCGCATCGTGAACGCCCGCGACAACACCCCCTTGCGTACGCGGATCGCCGATCGACTCGCAGCCGGCGAAGACACGGCCGCCGGGATCGCCAAGGCCATCGGCAAAGGCGACCACCCCTCGATGGTCGTCAAGGAGCTCAACGCCATGCGCACCGACGGCCAAGTCGAATGCGAGCAGCGCGGCAAGAAGAAGGAGCTCGTGTACTGGCTTGCTGTTCCGCTCGATGTCGCCGCAGGGAGCGTCGAGCCGGCTCCGCCTCTGCCGCCGGCAACCATCAGCGAAGTCATGCTCCCGCCAGGCGTCCGCCATGGCACGCGCGCCGCGCAGATCTACCGCGTCCTGCCGCTCTATGGCTCCAAGCCAATGACCGCGCGCCAGATCGCCACGGCCACGGGCGCCGCGCTCGGCCTGATCTCCCCCACCCTTTCCGGGATGGTCAAGGCTGCCCAGGTGTCGCACGTATCTTCTGGCGTGACCGAGGCCTACGGCTACACCCGTCTGCCGCCGGACGGTAGCGACAGCGAAGGGGGCGAGACGGATGTGAAGACGCAATCTGCGGAAATCCCGCCGCAGATCACGCCGGAAATCCCGCCGACCGAAGCGGAAGACGACACGATGCCGCCCGCCGACGCCTCGCTGCTGGCGCTCGCAAACCGCGAGCTCGCCGACCGCCTCGCCCGGGTGGCGCATGTGCTGCGCGGGTCCGGCTTGGAAGAGCTGAAGGATCTGGATGACGGCGCCGACCTGCAAACAGCCGCGGCCGCACTGACCGGCGCGTATCAGATGGCGCTCGCGGAGCCCGCCATGCTACGTCGCGAGCTGGCGAAGGCCGACGCTGACCTGCAACAAATCCACACGCTGCTTGCTCATCGCGTGGCAGGCCCCATCGATCCGAGCGACCTCGGCGAAGTGGAGTGCGCAGAAAAAGCCGCCGAGATGATCGACGAAGGGGTGGACGAGATCAGCAGTTTGATGCGCCTGCTCGGCGAAGAGCGCACTGCACGCCAGGCGCTGCAAGAGCAGATCGACGAACTGCAGCGCGAAGCGATGCGCGGGGCGTCGCTCCTGTCAGGCAGCGAGCGATACACCGCCGCCGGCTACCTCGTGCGCGCCAGCAAGCGCAAGCCCCGCGCGCTGCAGGCCGCGGACAAGGCGCGCGAGGCCGCACTCGGGGCGATCCGCGCCGGTGCAGCGCGGGCGGAGGTCTTCGCCCTGGTGCCGGTCGGGCAGGCGCGGCGCGGCGCGGAGTGGAGGCCGGCATGATCCGCCCCGAACTTACCCGCATTGCCGCCAAGGTGCGCGCCCGCCTGCAATCGGGTGAAGCGCTCACATGGCGCGACGTGTGGGCCATGGCGCCCGACGCATCGCGCACATGGGCGCACGACACGCTGCGCAAGCTCTACCGGACAGGCGAGATCCACGTCGCCGGCTGGACTCGCAGCATGCAAGGCCCCGCGATGCCGACCTATCGCTGGGGCGCGGGCGTGGATGTGCCTCGCCCGGCCAACATGACCAACGCCGAGAAGTGCGAGCGCTGGCGCGCCGCCCACCCGGACAAGCTCGCTGTCGCCCGCAAGCGCACGACCTTCAAGAACCGCCGTAGCCCCATCCTCGATCCGATCGCCGCCGCGCTGCTTGGCTACACCCGGCGCGGCACCGGATGGGTCAAACACCAGAACAGGAACTCGTAATGGCCTCCGTCAATAAAGTAATCATCCTCGGCAACCTCGGCGCAGACCCCGAAAGCCGCTTTGCCCCGTCCGGCGATGCGGTGTGCAACATCCGATTGGCCACCTCGGAGACATGGAAGGACAAGGCCACCGGCGAGCGCAAGGAGGCGACCGAGTGGCACCGCGTCAGCTTCTACGGCAAGCTCGCCGAGATCGCCGGCCAGTATCTGCGCAAGGGCAGCCAGGTCTATATCGAAGGCAGCTTGCGCACGCGCAAATGGCAGGACAAGGACGGCAAGGACCAGTACACCACCGAGATCCGCGCCAACGAAATGAAGATGCTCGGCAGTCGCCAGGATGGCGACAGCGCGCCGCGCCAGCAGTCCGCGCCTCAGCAGCCGCGCACGCAGCAATCCAATCCGCAGCAGTCCGGCGGCGCACAGGGCGGGTTCGGCGACTTCGGAGACGACGACATCCCGTTCCTTCGCCACGGCCACGGCGCCGCCTGGAGAGCCCTGTAATGCCTGCCCGCAGCCCGATGAGCCTGCACGAGTACCGCCAGCGCCAGCGCGAGTTTCAAACGCGCGGCTCGGGCCTCCCGCAAGCCAAGCTCGACGAGGCCACAGTGAAAGCCGCCCGCGAGGAATACGAGCGCGCACGGTACGCGCTGCGCTACATCAACGAGCACTACTCCATTGCCGGGCTGGCGCGAAAGTACGGCGTGAGTCCGGGCGCGATGGAAAAGGCGCTCAACTATTCGACGTGGGGGCACGTATGACCCGCCGCCGCCCACTCGCCATTCCCGCGATCATCGCGGCCGGCATCCGCCGTGCCGAGAAAGAGCGCCGCGCCAACGTCATCGCCCGCCCCATGCGCAACCTCATGGACATGCTCAAGCAAGGCGAGGTGTACGAGATCGACGGACGCGCGGTAATGCGCAGGCCCGAGATCGACGAGCAGTTCGCCACCCGCGCCGAGTGGTGCGAGATCGCCCCCGCGATCCGCGGCTGGATCGATTGCTGGCATCGCCTCGCGCCAGATCTTCAGCTCTACCACATGGGCGTGCTCGCCGACCGGCTCGCCCGGGTGGCGCATGTGCTGCGCGGGTCCGGCTTGGAAGAGCTGAAGGATCTGGATGACGGCGCCGACCTGCAAACAGCCGCGGCCGCACTGACCGGCGCGTATCAGATGGCGCTCGCGGAGC